CTATGGGTATAAACAGTGCGCTGCTGAACCCAATAAGAATAAAGGGGAACTCCAGATCCACCTTCAGCCTCCGGCATATTGTAAGCCTGGAGCTGACCTAACACCTCGTCGTAAGAAGAACGAAACTCGTTAAAACAAGGTTCGGTAGCAAACGAGGCCCCAGGATTACCGTTAAAAGCAAGGCGAAAAGCAGGAACATCTTGATATCCAATATCGTTATAAATAGGATTGAAGTAGTCGGAACCCGTGTAGCTGAGATAATCCGGCTTAATGAAAGACCAGTAATAAACAGGGCGAATGCTCAACATGTCGATCATATAACCAGGCTCACGAAAATAGTAAGACTGGCGACGACCTAAACGATCGTTGAAAGCAATAGAACCACCTTGCTGTCCAAGGGGTTGATTACCAGAGAAATTGTTATCCCCGGCTTGATTCATAATAATCTGCACATTAACAGTCTGCGAGGCGCTGAAGAGAAGTTTTGGACGATCAACATGCTCAATTTTGGAAGCAAAAAACGTTTCCAACCAATCGCTATAACGACTGCCTCCAGCGCCAAGCAAATCCTTATACTCCTGGAGACGAGAAGCGATAGCCAACTGAGGAATAGTAGTCACGCCCGCCATGGATACGGCAGAATTAGAGCCAGTAGGAATAAGACGACTAAAACGATCAGGGTTCGAAGGGCATACAGCCATAGGATGCGCGGTAACGAAATAGGAAATAGCAGAATTGCCCGCAGAGGAAGCGGTAGGTAAAGTCTGGGCGATAATACCGGTTGAACCCCAAAGCGAGGTAGACGGGTAGGTCGTAGAGACGGGGTAGCCATCACCAGAAGCTGCACTATTATCCAGATCAGAACGAATTATCTGCGTGAACAAATTACTACGATTGAAAGTATTATTCGTAGAAGTTAAAGCTGACGGATAAAACTGACTCTCAAAGTAAGCATCAAGAAACTCAAGATTGCCAAAACACTGCGTAAAAAAGCGAGAATCTCCAGAATTGTCGGGATCGAGAGTATAAGAAGAACCGGAATAACGAAGTTTATTAGCCATGGGCCAAGCGAAAGAATAAAGTCCCCACTGCGAATAACCATAATAGTTACGAACGATGTCCCAATAAGCTAAATACGAATCCGCGTTACTCCAGCGATCTATGGAAGAACCAGCAGGAAGAGATACGGAAGAAGGAACGGAGGATACACCGGTGGTGTACTTATTGGCAATACGCAACCAAGACATCAACGAATTGGTATAAGCTGCACCAAAAAAGTCGGCATTCAGACCACCCGCTTGAGCCTGACAGGAAGGAATCCAATTAAGACTCAAGTCATTCATATCGAATTTACTACTATTCGTCCTCAGCTCAGGGTGATACAGCTGCAGGGGCACCCAGAAGCGATGAAGCCGAACAGTATAGGGGTTAAACGTCGGAACAGCAAGGGGGTTGCTGCGAACATCAATACCCTGCTCGATAGATACACGGTCACGAGCATTAATAAAATCGATTCGCACAGGATACAAAATACCCGGCGTACACGTAAAGGCCTTACTCTCAGGAACATCATAGCGAGAGTAACCATTTACAGCATGTGAAATGAAAGGTTGTTTTCCCATAAATTAAATAATTAGTTGAAGTTTATAATGGTCCCTCCAAAACCGAAGAACGTCCAAATCGAGCCAAGTAGGGGGGTCAAGGTCAGGCATCTTCCGGGAAGACGCGGAAAAGCGCATTATTTGCTTTTGCTCCCAAACATATGACGCTCTACGGGATACGGCGGAATTGAGATTGAACCGCTCAACACACAAAGACACAATACGCTTAACCAAAGGAGACTTGCTAAAATGTGCATAAGCGTCAGCAGCGGCAATCGAACGTACAACCTCGTCCTCCGGTTTAAGATATCTAAGGTAATATCGAGGAATCGCGTAATTGTAATCGATAGCCTTCTTGCAATCATAATAAGACCACGACGAAACGCGAGCAGAAGGACGAGGCATATAGCCAAGAAAATCACCAACGCCAGCAGATACGAATTTTCTCGTATAACGGCGATGCTGGAGGAGGCAAGATAAAGGTGTAAGGTTTCCATCTACGGTAACATATTTATCCGAAATTTCTTCGGGGTTAAATTGAATTTGCTTAGTGACATACTTCACGCAATAACGGGCGCGTCTATGGGTAGCCTTCGCGAGCCACACAAAACCAAGGTCCCGAACAGCAGAACGAATAGTGTTATAGAGAACGTTTGCGCCAAACAAAAAGCCATGAAAATGTAATCGAGGCTCATTTCCCATTTCGGGATGAGTACCGAACTCCTGGAAAAAGGCATGCTTGAACGAATGGCCGAGTTTATGCCGCAAGCGCTCGTTAAAACGGCGGATGAATCGAGAGGGGTCGAGCAAAGCTTCATTATAATACTTCGGAGCGATAGTTATCGTAATAAAAATAGCCTGCTGGTTATTAGCCTTGCAGTAGGCGAGCTCACGCTCCAGCCTGACAAACCAGTCATTACGCTGACGACGCAAGCAGTCTTCGCACTTTCCACAGGGAACCATTAGCCACTGGCGGGCAATATCCCAGGGACGAAGAGCTAAAGCCGACTTGGCGACGTCGGAGCCATTCCGGCAAGGATTTTTCTTGTCGAAATAGCGACGATTGCGTATCCATATGGGAGACGAACAAGGCATTAGAGTAAACTTCGAAGACAATCAAATTTAATACCAGGATGGTCAAGACGACAACGAACGAGATAATCATTCGCGGGAGCCTCGTCGGCAAACCAAGCAATAATAACTCGTTTCCTGCCTCTGTATGCGCCAATAGAATAGCGATAATCAATACTATTAACAACAGGGGAAAACCTGGGTCGAAAATCGAAATAATCCATAATTAAAAAGATAACTTTGCGCTTCGAAAGACGGTACTTTCGAACGCGAAAACTACTACGTTTCGCCGGCCGACAGCCTTAACGGCTGGGGCGCTACGCGCCTTCGGCCTCCGTGGCTTCACTCCGTTCGGGATATACCGGCAAAGCCGGTGAACAAAAAAGCCCTCAGGAGAAGAGATATCTCCCGGGGCCTAACAAATCAAAGAACTTTTCCACCGAGCGGGCGGGTTACTACTTTAGTTCCCTTTCCCTTCTTCCTGCGACGTGCTTTCATCGGGAGTCAAATCAAAGTCAAACATAAGAACAAGTGTATTATCGAAAAACTCGATATCGAAATTCGGATACGCACTCAAGGCGTCTACGAGACTGAATACAGAGCAATGCTCGATATAGGGGGAATCAGCAATACTGGAATGCTCGACGTAGGGAGAAACGGGAGTACGCTTGAGAGCGTCAATGGAGAGCGCTGAAAACTGTCCATTTTCAATGTAGCCTACCTGGACGAGGTCAATCTTAAAGGCAGGATTAATGCGACGAATAACAACATGAATTTGTGTCATAATTAAAGAGGTTGAGTTAAAAGTGGAAAAAAATATTTACAAAAATCCGACCAGCGCCGAGACGCGTCGCTCCAAAATTCATGACCTTCGGGGGTAAATTCGAAAAAAAATGCGCCAGTCATAAGAAAAGAATAATCGACAGCGGGGAATAACGCATAAGTGCGAACACGATGTCGAATACAGTCGCGAGGAGACATAGTAGTGCGTCTGGCCGCCGCGAGATTCTTCGCGAATCTACGATAAAGACGGTTGCGGACTAACCACTGGACGAAAAGGTAGTCTAAAGCGTCGACTCGTAAATCAAACTGATTAAAAGATTTTTGTGCTTTCATAATAGTGTGGTTATTGGTTTACAGTGCAAACGTACGACAAAAGGAATAGGCGACAAAGTTCAAAAGGTCGGAAAGAATGTTTAATTTCTCCCATGATAGGCGCGGCGGGCATAGGTAGCACCTTCCCTATCGCCGTTAGGCCCGTAAAACTCTCTCATCTCTTCGTAACCCTCGGGTCCTGCAGGGCCTGCGGCCTTGCGACCAACATAGGAAGCACCGGCGATGCCTGCGGCAGTAGCAAAAGCCTTTGTAACGTCATAAAACAGAGCGTTCTTGTTCTCGCGGATGGTAAACCAGTTACCGGAAAGGCTCTGGCGACCTTTGCCAACATCAAGACCACGGAGGTAAGAATAATACTCACGACCTGTAATCTCTTCGAACTCCCCAGTAGGCTTACCTTTATCGTCAACCAGAGGAACCTTTACGGGGGTTTCCCAAGTGACTTCAAACATGCGTTGCATATCCTTCTGCTGAATGTCAAGAATATCAGCATGAGAACGGGACTCACGTGCGGAAGCTTTAGCAGCATCGGCGACAGCGCAAAGATAAGCAAGGTTAGCAGCAGCAGACTGTTCGAGAAGAGGAATCTCAGCATCATTTTCAGCGCGAATACGTTTAGCGCGTTCAACCTGTTCAGCATAAGCAGCCTGAATGCGCTGGAAATCATACGTGGCAGCGAGATCTGCGTACTTGTTGTAAGCCTCCTGATTGATAGCCAACTCGCCATAATAACGAGCGAGCGCAGACTGATTGCCAATGTTAGCTCGCTTTAGTTGCTTCTCAAGTTCGATAAGGGCCTGACCTTGTTCCCTGGTGGGCATCCTGTTACGAATGTCATCAGCTTGGGCATTATCGAGATTAGCGGCAGCCTTATTGCGTTCGATAGTCGAATTAACACCCATGGCCTCGAGCGCGACACCTGTAGCGGCAGAACCAACGCCAGGAGGCAGGGGACTGGAGAAGTCAAAAGAGCCGCCTGAAGGGCCGGAAGCACCAACGGAGCCAGGAGAACCGCCGGGCATAGTAGCATTGACGCCGACGCCAGAAGAACCTAAGACGGCAGCAGGGGTAATGCCAGCCTTCAAGTAACGGTCGAAAACCTTCGTGGGGTCATTGTAGGCATTCTCATAATCAAATCGTTTCTGCCAGTTAGCATAATTGATTTCACCTTGTTTTTGCAACTGCTCCAAAGCGTACTGCTGTTGAAGCTTCATCTGCTTCTGCTGATATTTCCATTGTCTCCTGAGCGAGGGTTTAAATAGGCCAGAAGCGACCTGACCGCCGGCCGAAACAGCAGCAGCACCAAGGATAGCACCGGTGGAAACAGGTTCGACGTAGGACTTGAAATCAATAAGTCTCATATTACGGAAGCGAAAAGTTGTTCGAACGAATGATATAATCTACACGGACAGTGTCGATATGAACACCATTGCGGTGAACTTTAGCCTGTGCGGAACACGAGGACAAGAAAAAGGCGGCCAAAGCGGCAACAATAGACGAGACGAGTGTCCAAAACGCTTTCGACTTATAAAAGGGTTGTTTGGTATCAGACATAGGGATAAAATTTAAAGAACGATAGAAAAATGCGCGGCCTCTCCTGCAGTCGTTACCAATAACCTTCAGCAATTCACGAACTCTTGCAAAAGGGGTCCGCGCACGTAACATATATCGTCGAGTAAAGGATATACTATTTTTCTTCAGAATTAGAAGATTTAGAAGTAGGCTTCGACCTATCCAACCCTGAATCAATAAGTTCCTGGCCAACCTCGAGGCCGTCAAACTTATCCATACGAGAGAATGAATTAGGGTCGAAATCAATCTCGGGGTCAAACCTTTCGCCCTTGTCGAAGTCAGAGGGCTCGACAACCACGTCCGGACGACCAGGCAAAACGTCGACAGAGCCAGAACCATCGAGGACAGACATAATTCGCTGACCGCGGGAAACATAGGCGGGAGCGTCTTCGAGTAACCAATCAAGTGCCATAAGATCAATGTATTAACGATTAGACAAACGGGTTGCAAAAGTTTTATTAACAAGGTTCTTCTTCTGGACGGCATAAGACATATTCACAAAGAAATTATCCTCAACATTTGACTGAAAAGGAGAATTAACTTGGGCCAAATCGACAAAAAGAAGGGGATAATAACTAACCTCAGGGAGAGAACCGGTTCCACTATGGGTATAAACAGTGCGCTGCTGAACCCAATAAGAATAAAGGGGAACTCCAGATCCACCTTCAGCCTCCGGCATATTGTAAGCCTGGAGCTGACCTAACACCTCGTCGTAAGAAGAAC